AGTCGTCGAGCGCGGCTTCGCTTGGTTTGGCCGCTACCGATGATTTAGCAAAGACTGCGAGTTTCATCCCGAAACCAGCGAAACCATCCTACCGATTGCGATGCTCCACATCCTGCTGCGGAGGCTGGCGCCGACAGCAGAAACAGGAGGCCCTTTTCAGACACCTGCTTAGCTCACGGTTATTGCCCCTTGGTTGTTTGAGCTGCTCCTTGACCGATTTGCTGGTTGATAGCTGATAGCTATTGAGCTTTTCCGTCCTTCTCAACTCGTCTGGCTCCTTTTCTCCAGATACGGTAGCCTCTTCCGCCTGTTCTAGCGTTTGGAACGTTGGATAACGCGCCGGTGTGGAAGTATCGGCGAATCGACTGTCGCGCGCGGCGGTCAAGGGATGGACCGATTTTTAGCATCGCACCCAAGGAGGGGGCCGTGCAACGATTGCTTTCGCTCGCAACGCTCGGTTTCATGGGCGTGCTCGGCTATTTGTTTTTCCAGGGTGGGGGGCTGGACCAAATTGCCGTCCGACCAGCTTCCAAGCAATCGCCAGCCGCACCTGAGGCTAAGAACGGCTACTATACTTCGGGGCCGCCAGTGGCGACAGCGGACCCCGCTTTTCCACCCACTCGCGCTTCGACGCAGCCGCGCTATCAAACCGCCGCGGCTGGCAACGGTGCGCCGGCGCCACCGCCCAGTGGGCCGACGATTCGCATCGCGGCGTTCAACATTCAGACCTTTGGCAATACCAAGGCTGGCAAGGCGTATGTCATGCATACGCTGGCCGACATCGTGCGGCAGTTCGACGTCGTTGCCATCCAAGAGATTCGCTCGAAGAATGAATACTTGATCCCCAATTTCGTGCGGCTCATCAATCAGACGGGGCGAAAATACGATCATGTTGTTGGACCGCGGTTGGGATACACCAGCGTCAAGGAGCAATATGCGTTTCTCTTCGACACCGAGCGTATCGACATCGACCACCAAAGCGTTTACACCGTGGGTGACCCGGACAATCTGTTGCACCGCGAACCCTACGTGGCCACGTTTCGCACCAGAGAAGTCAACCCCGACGTGGCTTTCACGTTCACGCTGGTCAACATTCACACCGATCCGGACGAGGTTCCCGAGGAACTTAGCGCGTTGGCGGAGGTCTATCGAGTGGTGCGGCGTTCGAGCCGGGGGGAGGACGACATTATCCTGCTGGGCGACTTCAACACCGACGATCGCCACTTGGGCCGTTTGGGACAACTGCCGGGTATCTATCCGCTGATTGCCGGCGTGTGGACCAACACCAGACAGAACAAACAGTACGACAATCTCATCATCCACCGGCCTTCCACGACAGAATATGTAGGTCGCTCGGGCGTGTTCGACATCATGCGTCGATACAATCTTAACCTGCCGCAAGCGTTGGAAGTTTCCGACCACTTTCCCGTCTGGGCCGAGTTTAGCGTCTATGAGCGCGACTCCGCCGGTCGCATCGCCAGCCGCCGTCGCCCTCCCGTAAGCCGGTAGACCTTTCTGGCTAACAGCCAACAGCGGGCCGCTGCTGACAATTTTCTCGTTGAAATTGTGCCACGACATGCGATAGATTCACGCATGTACGAACGGTATCCGAGAGAGCCCTGAGAGCAGGGTATCCCAAGAGCCCGACGCTGGAGAGTCATGCCGGCGACGGGCTCTTTTTATGCGCGGCGAGGATCGACAACGTGCAAAAGGCGAACCGCTATTTGGTTTATCTGTCGCAGCACGCTGCGGCAATTCGCGACGGCGATTTATTGTTGTTTCGCGGTCGGGGCATCGTGTCGCGATTGATTGGCACGGCCGGACGCAGCGAATACACGCACGCCGCGCGGGCCCTTTGGTGGGGAGACCTGTTGTTTTGCTGCGAGGTGCGCGAACTGAAAGGCGGTCGGGCCGTGACGCTGGAAAGCCAAGTTCGCAAGTATGCAGGATTGATCGACGTGTTTGAAACCAATCCGGGTGGTCGTTGGAGAGAATACGACCGCCGCGGCGCGATTGGCTACATGCGGCGGCTGGCTGGCTGCGACTATGGATATTTCGGCGTTCTCAAGGCGGCGCTGCGGCACTTGCCGATGTGGCGCTTCTTGGTGCGTCCAGATATGAATGACAAGCAAATAACCAGCCGGCCGCCGTTTTGCTCGCAAGCCTGTGCCATGGCCGATCGCTTGGGCGGCGGCGTGGATCCGGTGCCTCATCTGGCCGATCGGATGACCGAGCCCGCGGACTTGGCCCGTAGTCCCTTCTATCGCTACCGCTTTACCTTGGTCGGAGTGGAAAAATGAAAGATCGACCGCGTCGAAGCGATGTTCGCCTGGCCGCTGTAGTCGCCTGGTTGTGGTTTGCCCTGATGGTCGTGGTCGTGCTCTGTTCCGGCGCTGCCCACGGAGCAGACGCCGTAACTGCCGCCAAGTTGCAACGCGCCGTCTGTCGCATTCACAATCAACTGACTGGTTTCAACAACATTGGCAGCGGCACGCTGATCGATAAAACCGACGACAGTCGAGAGGGATTGGTCCTGACTTGCGCCCACCTGTTTCGAGAAGGAGTGGGCAACGTGGTCGTGGAATTTGCCAATGGAACGACGCACGGTGCGAAACTGATTGACATCGACCGTCAAGCGGATTTAGCGGCGCTGGCGATTGCCAATCCGACGCGCAGGCCGGCCATGGTTTCCTTTACGATCGGCCAGCAGAGCTTATTGCATGCTTGCGGTTACGGCCCACGCGGCGTTTATCGCTGCGGGACGGGGCCGGGCGTTGGCCAAGTAGCGGGCCCTGGCCAGTTGAGCTTACTGATCGCCGACTCGGTGCGTTCGGGGGACTCGGGCGGCGGCGTGTTCGACGAACAAGGCCGTTTGGTGGCGGTGATTTGGGGAACACGCGACGGCGTGACGTATGCGAGCACCGGCAGACCCTTCAGGCGGTTCGTGCGTCGCATCCTGGGAACGCGTATGCGGACGGATTGCCCCACCGGGAGATGTCCATTTCAGGAAGGCGGAAGGCGGAGGGCGGAAGGCGGAAGGCCCGACAAGAAGCGTCGGCCCTTAGGGCCGCGTTCAGACGCCGGCAGCAACTACGACGCCTTGGCTCGCCGCATAGACGCCCTCGAGCAAAACAAACAAGACCGGGGAGATTACCTCACCCGAGGCGATTTGCCGGACTTGGGCGGTTACGTGCATCAAGAGGAGATGCATCGACTGGAACAGAAAAGTGCTCAACGCCACGAGTCGCTGTTGAAGCGGTTGGGCGCATTGACCTCCGGGGCATCGCTCGGGCGCAAAGCCGGTACAGCGGCAGTAACGGCTCTGGGAATCAGCGGACCGGCGGGTTGGGCAATGATTGCTGCTGGGACCGTGGGCGGTTGGCTGATCGGTCGACAAATCAAACGACGCGGCGCGGGAGGTCGCCGCCGCCACGGGTTTCCAGGGTAAGGGGGAAGGCGGAAGGGGGAAGGCGGAAAGCAGTAGCCGCGATCTTACAGATCGCCGGCAGAAGACGCTTCACGAGGACGAAGCGCGTGTGAAGGAGGCCGCCGCGGGCAATGCGGCCAACACGTTTCGCGAAGCGCGCCAACCGATCGAGCGAGACGATCGTGAAGCTCGTGAACTTTTACGACTTTCAACAGCCGAGGGACGTGATCCGTTACAAGACGCGCTTGTGGGAAGGCTTGCAATCGATCGGCTCGACACGATTGCCGACAGTGATCGTGATCCACAACAGGCCAAATGGGCGGACGGCTTGAGGCGAGAACTGAAAGAGCGATTCAACGACATCGCACCTACGAAGTTTGAAGCAGTGAGGCGCTAGGCGCTAGTTTCTAGGCGCTAGCTCGAGAACTAGCACCTAGAAACCAGCGACTAACCACTAACCTAAAGGAGAAAGATCATGCCGGCCGGTGATCCAGGAAAAGAGCAGTTTCGTCGTGCGATTACGGAATTTCGCAATTTACACGTTGTGGCGGCGTTGGGGCCGCTGTTCGACTTTCGTAGCGAGGTCGTGTCCAACGACGAGTTTGGCGTCCGGGGCGGCTTGGATGAAACGACCAAGGACCATTATGTGCAGCACTTGCTGGCTTGCGATCGCATGCGCCGACGGGTGACTTACAACCCGGAAAAAACGCCGTTGGGCGATCTTATCGAACGGGCCACCGATTCCAACGAGACGTTGCTGGGATCCACGCAGCCGTTTGGCGGCGACGAGGTGCAAGAAGCGCCGGGCGGATTGATTGCGCTTCCATGGGCGCTGGACGGCACGGACCCCAACATTCCGCTGGCCAGCCAACTCAACTTCCGCAGTCAAAACGCCCTTATTTTGTTGGGCGCGTTGGATCGAGCCATGGTGAATTGGACGCGGTTGGAAAGTCGATTCCGCAGCACGTTTGTTTACGTGAAGGATTCGATGCGCATGTATGGCAGCTACGTCCAGGTGCTGGAGTACCTCAACGCGTTTGCCGGCGATGCCAATCGAGTGGATATGGCCGCCGGCGTCCGGCCGACCGAGGAACCCTTGGGGCCGACCGACTCGCCTAATTTGAGGACCGAGACGGTTGGCGGCGACGCCCGTTCCTAGTCGTGAAACCAATATAAGGCATCAAGACAGGCGTCTGGCGTGAACGGTGTACTGCGAAGAGAACTAGGTTGGCCGGCTGCGGCGACGTTGATCACGGCCATGATTGGTGCGGCTGCCACTACCATTGCCTTGGCGATATCGCCGGCGTCTCCAGGAAATTTTTCAAGAGGGGATCACTATGCGACCACTCGCGAAATTGGGGAAGTCAAAGCGCGACTCGAAGCGATTGAAACATCGAGCCGTCAAACGCGGACGGAACTCCGTAGCGATATTCGAGAATTGCGAACACTGATTCAACAAGTGTTGAAGCAGCATTGATATCAACATTGGCCCGCAAGCTATTGAGCCAGGAGAAGCAAAAACGTGCAGATCCGCGATCGAATCAAGGAGTTGCGGCGTGTTCGGGCGGGCGATTTGCAGCCCCATGCGAGGAATTGGCGCACGCATCCCGACGCTCAGCGCGAGGCACTGTGCGGCCTGCTGGCCGAGATCGGCTACGCGAACGCGTTGCTGGTGCGCGAGCTTCCCGACGGGCGACTGGAGTTGATCGACGGCCATTTGCGCGCGGAAACGACTCCCGACGCTCTGGTGCCCGTGTTGGTGTTGGACGTCGATGAGCAAGAGGCGCAAAAAATCCTGCTCACGCACGATCCGTTGGCGGCCATGGCCACGGCCGACCAGCAGCAAGTGCGCGGCTTGATCCAATCGTGCGAGTTCGAACATCCGCCGGTGGTGGAGATGCTCGAGCAGTTGGAGCAAGACGTCGCGCTGGCCGCCCAAAAGTTGGCGGAAGCTGTTCCACCGCCGGAAGTCGAGATTCCCGAACTGTTTCAAGTGGTCGTCGAGTGCGACGGCGAACAAGAGCAACAGGCCATGTACCAGCGTATGCGCAAGGAGGGCTATCGATGCCGAGTGTTGACGTTGTAGTCCGTTGCCCCGTGTTCGACTCGTTTCGCGTGCAGCAGGTGGCCGGCATGTTCGACGTGCCGTTGGCCGAGCAATCTAGCGAACAGTTTTCGGTCGAGTTGCCCAGCGACGATCCGCCGTGGAACGTGGGGCTAATCGTCGGCCCCTCGGGCAGTGGCAAGAGCACCGTGGCTCGGCAGTTCTTTGCTGAGGAACTCTATGCCCAAGCCGATTGGCCCCGCGACAAGGCGGTCGTCGACTGTTTTGAAGACCTGCCCGTACGCCAAGTGGTCGAGTTGTTCACGGCAGTCGGATTTAGTTCTCCGCCGTCCTGGGTCAAGCCGTATCAGGTGCTCAGTTGCGGCGAACAATTTCGCTGCGACCTGGCAAGAGCGCTATCCAATGCGGATTTCGGATTGCGGAATGCCGGAGGTAATAAGTCGCAGTCCAGCCATTCCGCAATCCGCAATCCGCAATCGGCACTTCCCCTGGTCGTCTTCGACGAATTCACTAGCGTGGTCGATCGCAATGTGGCCAAGGCGTGTTCCACGGCCATCGCCAAGGGCATCCGCCGCGGCAACATCCCTTGTCGATTCATGGCGGTGACGTGCCACTACGATGTGGCCGAATGGCTGGAAGCGGATTGGGTCTTGGATATGGCCACCGGACGGCTAGAACGGAGGCGGCTTCGGCGTCCCCCTATCGACGTGGAAATCCATCGCTCGAAATTGGCGGCTTGGCAATTGTTTGCGAGGCATCACTATTTGACTGGCTCGATAGCGCCGCAAGCGCGCTGCTATTTGGCGACTTGGCACGGAGAGCCCGTCACGTTTTGCGCGACACTGCCCATCATTACCAGGAAAAACCATCGGCGTTTTACGCGCATTGTGACACTGCCCGATTTCCAGGGCATGGGCATCGGCATGCGGGTGGTCGCTGCGGTGGCTTCGCTGCATCGAGAGGAAGGACACCGCATCAATATCACCAGCAGTCATCCGGCTTTGATCCGGCATTGCCGCCATAGCAAAGATTGGAAAACCGTGAACGTGAAAAAAACGGGCGCTAGCCCCCGCGCAAGTTCCCGTTTTCGTCAGTACCGCAGTTCGGCTGGTCGGGCCGTAGTGTCGTTTGAGTATATCGGCGCTTAACCCATGCGACGAGACAAAGCGTAGCCGCTGCGGGCGAGCCCCTCTCTTCCAAGGACTCCTTCCAACGATGCAAGCCTATTGCCGTGACTTTGCCTTCCCAGCCAGCTCCATTGACCGAAGAGCAGCAACAGCAGTGCTGTTGGATCTTGTCGCTGGGCTGCGATCGGCAGACCGTGTGCAAATACCTGGGTTGCACGCCTGCGCAGCTGCGAGAGGCCATGAGACGGGATGCGAAGTTCGCCGCCCAACTGTCGAGAGCCGAGGCTACGGCCGAACTCAGCCACATGCGCAACCTTCAAAATGCAGCCAAAGACGAAAAACATTGGCGGGCATCGGTGTGGTGGCTCGAACGGCGTGCTCCGGAACGCTACGCGCGGCGAGCGGCCGATGCGATTTCCACAGCGCAATTGCAAGCATTCGTCGAGGAGCTGGCCGACGTTCTCGTGGCGGAGATAACCAGCCCCAGCGACCGGCAGCGTTTGTTGACGCGACTTTCGCAAATCGCCTGCGAAATTCAGGATGTGCCATCCGACGAACCGATGCGCGCTCAGGAAGCCCCACCGGACGAGGCCGACAGGGAGTCCACCGATCTATGACCGTCGAAGCAGAAGGCGACCATTCGAGCCATCGAAAAGGGGTCGAGGGCGCCCTGTCACGTTCGATCGCGGCAAGTATCTCGACTCGCTTGGCGGCAGCCGTGCGCGATCGATGCACAGCTCACAGCGAACGCGGCCTGAACGCGGGTTCTTTGGATGTGTTGGCCTGGGGCCGGCGATTTCTGGCCGACCATTTTCGCCGTCCGGCTTCGCAAATGCACCTCTGGCTGGGCGAACAGCTCGATCGGCTGCAACAAGAACGGGGTTGCAAGATCAACGCCATTGGACCGCGCGGCGGCGCCAAATCGACCATCGGCACCTTGTGCTATGCCTTGCGGGCTGCCGTGGAGGGTTGGGAGCCCTACATCTGGATCGTCTCGGATACGAAGCACCAGGCTCAAACGCATCTGGAAAACATCAAGAATGAATTGGAGGAGAACGAGCTGCTGGCGGGCGCGTATCCACGAGCCGCAGGCCGCGGGCCCTGCTGGCGGGCTACCACGCTACAGCTGCGCAACGGCACCGTGATCGAGTCCTTCGGCACGGGGCAGCGTTTGCGCGGCCGTCGTCGCCGCGAGCATCGGCCCACGCTGATTCTCTGTGACGATTTGCAGAATGACGCCCACATGGCCTCGGCCGTACTACGCGAGGCGAGTCGCCAATGGTTTCACGGCACCTTGATGAAGGCCGGCACCAAACGCACGAACATCGTCAACCTGGCCACGGCGCTGCACCGCGACGCCTTGGCCATGCAACTGCATCGCACACCCGGCTGGACGTCCGCCATGTTTCGCGCCATCCAGCATTGGCCGCAGGACATGCAGTTGTGGTCCCAGTGGGAAGAAATCTACTGCGACGTCGAGAATCCCGATGCTCGCAATGCCGCACGCGCCTTTTACCAACAGCATCGTCCGGCCATGGAAGCAGGCGCCGTCTTGCTTTGGCCCGAGGAGGAAGATCTCTACACGCTCATGAAGATGCGCGTCGAAGAGGGACGTACGGCCTTCGAGCGTGAAAAGCAAAGCTCGCCGATCGATCCCGAGCGGTGCGAATGGCCGGAGGATTATTTTGGCGAGCACATTTGGTTCGATCGCTGGCCCGAGCAATTGCAGCTGAAAACGTTGGCTCTGGACCCCAGCAAAGGGACCGATGCGCGGCAGGGCGACTACTCGGCACTGGTGGTGCTCGGCGTCGACCGACAGGGGGTGCTGTATGTGGAAGCGGACCTGGCTCGTCGGCCGACGCCCCAAATGGTGGCCGACGGGGCGGCGCTTTGCCAGCGGCACGCCGTGGACGCGTTCGGCGTGGAAGCCAATCAATATCAGGAGCTACTGGCCGGGGAAATCGAAGCGGAGTTCCGTCGCCGCGGCTGGCGGCCAATCGTGCCGTGCGCCATCCACAACTACGTGAACAAACAGCTCCGAATTCGTCGGCTGGGACCCTATCTGTCGCAGCGGCGGCTTCGCTTTCTGGCGAGCAGCCCTTCGACGCGGCTACTGGTCGATCAATTGCAAGATTTCCCGTTGGGAGCCCACGACGATGGTCCCGACGCCTTGGAAATGGCCCTTCGGCTGGCCGAGGAACTGCATCAAGGAAAAAAGTTGGACGATGGATTAGGGGGTCGTATTCCCGTTGGTGACTGAGCGGCGTCAATCCCATGGGGCGTCGATTTCAAACAACCAGACACAGTTCAAGGAGAAATAGCAAAATGGCCAATCGAATCAACCGTGCAACCGATGGGGACCTCCTGGAACATCGGCTGAGCGAGGCTTGCGACGCGCTGTGGGATTGTTTTGTCGATCCGCGAGAAGCTTTTGTGGACGACGAGGGATTGTGGTGGAATAGCCTTTCCGCGGGTGGACAATCTGCCGCAGGGTCGGGCGTGCCCTTTGGTTCCGAAGAGCAATTGGCGGATATCCGTCTGCAAAGCCGCCATCTGGCCGCGACCAACGAATTCGCAATCAACGGCATCGAGAATCGAATTAACTATCTCGTTGGCGTGGGGCACCATTACCGGGCGTCCACGCGCAAGGGCGTCGAGGCTCCTCCGAATCTGGAAATAGAGGTTCAGGCAGTCCTGGATGAATTCATGCACTTGAATCGGTGGCAGGCCCGCCAGCAGGAGATCGTACGCCGAATGGACCGCGACGGAGAAGCCTTTTTGCGTTTTTTTGTCGATGCCAACGGGATCACGCGCGTCCGCTTTATCGAACCGGAGCAGGTGCAAACCCCCAGAGAATTGGCGAATTTTCCAGCGGCCAGTTTTGGCATTCAGACCGAGCCGGACGATGTGGAAACAGTCTTGGGCTACTTCGTCGATGGAAAACCGGTGGACGCCGACACGATCCAACATCGCAAAGCCAATGTCGATGCCAACATGAAGCGCGGCTTACCCTTGTACTATCCCGTGCGCAAGAACTTGCGCCGCATTGGAAAGCTGCTGCGCAACATGAGCGCGGTTGCCGAAATTCAGTCGGCCATCGCGCTGATCCGCAAGCATCGCGGCGCCACGCGCAGCGGCGTGGAACAATTCGTTGCCGACCGAAGTCAGACGACCGGCTCCGAGGGCGCGCAAGGTCGAGCTAAATATCTTTCGCAGTATGCGCCAGGCACGATTCTCGATGCGCCGGCCGGGCTGGAATACGATTTTCCCACCGCGGGAATCGACGCCAGCAGTTTTGTGACGGTGCTCCAGGCGGAGCTGCGCGCCGTGGCGGCTCGGCTGGTGATGACGGAGTTCATGTTCACCTCGGACGCTTCCAACGCGAATTACGCTTCGACGCTGGTGGCCGAGGGGCCCGCCGTGAAGATGTTCGAGCGGCTGCAGGCGAATCTGAAGAACGAGGATTGCGACGTGATGTGGCGCGTCGTGCAGAATGCCGTGGCATTGGGCCGTCTGCCGCAGGACGTGCGCCGGTTGGTGGATATTCAAATCACGCCGCCCTCGCTTCGCGTTCGGGATCAATTCCGTGATTGTCAGGTGGAACGCATTGCGCATGAGAACGGCATTTTGTCACCGCAGACATGGAGCTTGCGACTAGGTTTGGACTATGACCAGGAACAAAAAAACCTGGCGATGCACGCCAGTCATATCCAGCAGGAAAAGATTCCAGGCGCGGAAGGAAAGTAAGAACGTAGGCCGGAACAAGTTTACGTGGCCAAAAAGAAGAGATGAATTGGCGCTGTGATTTTGCTAAACTCCACGCATCATGACAACAAAAGTTCCGAATCAAAAAATCGACAAGCGCAGTCAAGCCAAGGCGGAATTCGCCAAGCTGATCGAAAATGTTTGTAGTCGCGGTTTCCACGGTTCCGCGGGTGTCATCGTCAATTTGCAGGACGGTCACATCCAATACACACGCGTTACCGTGGACCGCATGGTTCGGTAAAAGAGCTAACAGCTAACAGCAAAAACTGTGGTATCGAACAGAGCTTGTTTGGCATAGCCGAACGAGTATCACGTCGAGCCCCGTCCAGGACTTGCAAAAGTCCGCGACGGGGCTTTTTTTGTGCTCCCTGTTTTTTTCTTCAGTGGGAAGAAAGGACAAAAGATGGCAGAAGTATTGCAGGAGTATTTCGATTCGCGCGGCGTGACGGTACGCGTTGATCAGCAGGAAGGCATCCTGCGCGGCGTCAAGCTGATCGGCTTGGAATCGCGCAATGGTCGGCGGTACCGCGAATCGGCGTTGGCCCAAGCCGTGGGACTGTATGAGGAATCGAAGGTTAACGTAAATCACCCGAAGGAGGGACCGCTTGCACCGCGCGATTACCAGGACCGGTTGGGCGTCATTCGCGGCGTCGAATTGCGCCCCGGCGAAGGGCTCTTTGGAGACTTGCATTTCAATCCCAAGCACATTCTCGCCGAGCAACTAGCCTGGGATGCCCAGCACAATCCTCGCAATGTTGGATTTTCCCACAATGTGTTGGCTCGAGTTTCTCGTCGCGACGAAATCTCGATTGTCGAGGAAATCACGCGTGTTCAAAGCGTCGATTTGGTAGCCGATCCGGCGGCGACCCAAGGTCTGTTCGAGCAAACCGGGCAGAACGGCCAACCAGCTGGCGGCCAGGTTCCTACGTGGGACGCATTCACCTTGGAGCATCTTCGGCTGCACCGACCGGATCTGGTGCAAGAACTCGAGTCGACCGAAATGCAGCGACTTCGTGTGCAGCTCGACACGGCCCAGACACGTGCGGCAATCTTGCAACGTCGGCAGCAAATCGTGGATCTGCTTTGCAAGCATCGATTGCCCGTTCCTACGGGAGAAAACGACGACGCCAATCGTATCGTCAGTCCCTCGTTCATCGAGATGCTGATGAACGTCGAGGACGAAAACAAGCTTGAGCAACTGATCACGGAGCGCGCGGAACTGGTGCGGTCGATCCCGGTTTGGAAAAACCGTCTAGGCCACGGAGACCGTCCGCAGTCTCGCGATCCGATGTCCATGTTCGCGCCGCAAAATCGAGATTTTGCAACCGCGCAGGATTTTTCCCAAGCCCTGAAATCCTCTCGCCACTAGTTCAGTAGTGTTCGCGTTTGCCGCGTCCTTGGCGGCAGGGGCGTTGAACCACGTAAAGAACCTGATTTTTCATACTCAAACAGGAGGCACTATTCCATGCCCAACACAATGCGCTGGCGCTACGGAGACACCAACCCGGTCACGCTGCCGGTTCTTCAGGGGTTCGTGATCGAAATCGGCGACTTGGTCTATCTGGACAGCGGTAGTGCCAAGCCTGCTTCCAGCCAAGCCGATCAAGGCACTTTGTCGGCGAACCAGGAAATGTTTCATGACAACTTCGTGGGCGTGGCCATGCAGGCCTCTCGCGCCGAGGATACTGAGCCCATTCGCATCGCCACGAGCGGTGTTTTCGAGTTTCTGTGTTCCTCGGCGACCTTTGAACTGGGCGACCTCATTGGCACCAATGAAGAGGGCACGGGAACTCAATTGGACAGTCAGGTCGTGGTCGGCGTAGCGACGCCCAATTTGGCGTTGGGACGTTGTGCGAAACGCGTTTCCCCAGCGGCTTCGAAGGTGCTTGTGGACATGGTCGGCACCGTCACCAGGGGCGGACCTCAAGCGGTGGCCTAGCGGCGAGGGCCCATTTTCCAAAGAGCAGAAATTTCAAGCTTTACCAGTCAATAAGGAGACTGTTTCTGTGACACTCAATTATCGTGAACTTAAGCGGCGTTATGAATTGGACGGCGCGGACCGAACCGTGCAGCATTTGTCCGAGTCTTTGCGCGAAGGGCACCTGACTCCAGAAGACTTCAGCGTTCGCGATTTGGCTGAAGCGCTCGTGCCCGACGGACGGCAATGGGTGCGGATGTTGGATCCTCGGTCTGCCGGAAATGTGAGCGTGTTGGAAGCGTCAGACGGCGTCGACGTGACGGCTTTTCTCAACGTAACGGGACAAGTGATTTATTCCAAAATCCTGGACGCCTACACGCAGGAAGCGTTTGTCCTTTCCAAGCTGGTGCAAACCATTCCTACGCGTTTGGACGGCGAAAAACTTCCCGGCATCTCGCGAGTTGCCGACGATGTGGACGAGATCACGCCAGGCATGCCTTATCCCAACCTGGGTTTCGGCGAGGACTACATCGAAACGCCCTCGACGTCCAAGCGCGGTTTCATCGTGCCCGTGACGAAGGAGGCGATCTTTTTCGATCGCACCCACTTGATTCTCAGTCGGGCCGCGGAGGTGGGCGAGGTGTTGGGTCTCCATAAGGAGAAACGACTCCTCGATTTGGCGATCGGCGTAACGAACAACTACAAATCCAACGGCGCCAACTTCAATACGTACTACACCAGCGGACCGTGGATTAACAGTCTGGTGGGCAATGAGTTGGTCGATTGGACCAATGTCGACGCGGCGGAACAATTGTTCGCGGATATTCTCGATCCCAATACGGGCGAGCCCGTTCTGATTCGTGGGACGACGGTTTTGGTGATGCCCGCCTATCGTCATGCCGCGCACCGGGTGTTCAACGCCGCGGAGATTACCTACACGGCCGCGGGCTCGCAAACCGCCACCAGTGCCGCCAATCCTTTGGGCAACTATCGCGTGGAAGAGAGCCGTTTGGCCTATCGTCGCATCGTGGCGTCGGGCGTTACGGCTGTTGACGCGAAAAAATGGTGGTTCGTTGGCGATTTCAATAAGGCCTTTGCCTATATGGAAAACTGGCCAATCACCGTAACTCAGGCGCCGCTGAACAGCGAGGCGGATTTCAACAACGATATTGTTCTCCGTTTCAAGGCTAGCGAACGGGGTGCCGCGGCGGTGTTGAATCCGCGGTACGTCGTGAAAAGCACCGGCTGATTCGGAGAAAAGACATGAGGAGTCAGGGGACAGGAGTCAAGAGTCGTTTCATTGCATATCGGACTCTTGACTCCTTGGACCCGACGCGATTCTCCGCAACCAAAACATGCCAACATTGGCTAGTTAGTGACGACATAAAACTCGAAGTGGGAGTAACCGTTTCATGGCATCCGGCGATTCGCTATTGGTTTTCGATCCGCTCTCTAATCGCCCGCCGACGGCGAATTATGCGACCGTCGATTTGCGCAGCGGATTTGTCGTACTCGATTTTGACGATACGACGGACGAAAAAGCTCAGTTCCACGCGGTGACGCCCAGCCATTACGGCGGCGGAAGCTTGCTGGCCGAAGTGACCTGGACATCGAGCACCGCCACAACAGGCAACGCCAAGTGGCGCGTGGAAGTAACGCGTCTGAATCCAGGCGCGAATCTGGACACGCTGCCGGCCGTCAACGG